CCTCTTGGCTTTTCATGTGGTTCGGGATTACCATTTGGCAAATTATCATTACTATTCCAACCCATAAGCTTAGCAGGAGTTGTTTCTAATATTTTGGCTATAGGCTCAAGTGTGCCTACAGGAAAATTCTCAATATCGTTACTCTCATATCTGTATACAGTTGCTCTATTTTTACCAAGTCTATCAGCCACTTCATCGACTGATAAGCCAAGCTCTCTTCGTCTTTGTTTTATTCTTTCACCTATCGTCATCTTAAAAACTCCTTTTATTAGGATATTGTAATTATATAACTTTATTTGCAAATATGCAACAACTAAATATATAAAAAATAAAAAAATCGCATTTAACGCAAAAATAGTGTTGACAAAAATTATAAAAAGATTTATTATAAGTTTGTCGCAGAAATGCGATAGAAAGGAATACAAAATATGAATGTTAATAAGCTAAAAGGAAAAATTGTAGAGAATGGGCTTAATGTCTCACAATTAGCATCTTCCATTGGTATAGATAAGACAACTCTGTATAGGAAGCTTACATCCAATGGCGATACACTGACTATAAGCGAAGCTGAAAAAATAGCTAGAACGCTAAATCTATCAATGGAAGATGTAAATGCAATTTTTTTTGCTGATTTTGTCGCATAATATGCGAATTTAAAAAAGGGAGGTGATTTTATAAATGATTTAAAAATATCCTTGGCGGCCGCAAGAGTAAATGCAGAGCTTAGCCAAAGGGAAGCAGCAAAAATGTTGAAAGTAGGACAGCAAACCATTCTGAATTGGGAAAAAGGAAAAGTAGCAATCCCTGCATTTCAGCTTGAAAGACTGGTAGGGATTTATCAGATTCCAATTGAGAACATAAGAATTAAAAAGAGCTGCACAGCTCAGAACCAATGAGTTATGCAGCAAAAGTAGCAATTATTTTTTCTTACTTGGTGTTTGTGATAAAGCAGAACCAGCTACAGATTTGGAAGCAGAGCTTGTTCTTTTATCACGAAGAATTTTAGATGCAGTAGATGCAACTCTTTTAGAAGTTTTTTTATTAGCCATAGACACCTCCTTTCATAGATTTTGGTTAAGTATATTACTACGGAATAGGGAAGTCAAGGGCAAATATACAATATATAGTATTAAAATTGCAAAATATAAACTATATATTGTGGCAAAAAGTAAACTGAAATAAGTAGAAGTAGGCAGAAGTAGTTGTTTTTACAAACAGAAAATTAGGAGGTGATTTTATAAAAATAGAAAAGTGGTGCAACCACGAAATCAGATTTGTAGAAAAAGATGGCGAATGGTGGGCGGTGGCTACAGATATAGCAAATGCTTTAGGGCATAGAGATGCAAACAATGCTTTAAAGAAAATGAAGACTAAATATAAGGGTACTCACAAAGTTAGTACCCCGAGTGGAATACAAAATGTGACTATCCTAAATGAAAAAGGTATTTATCGCCTAATTATGAGGAGCAATAAGCCTGAAGCTGAAGAATTTCAAGACTTTGTTTATGAAGTAATTAAGGGTCTCCGTGAAGCATCAGGATATGAGGGCTTTGAGATATTCCGAATGCTTGATAAAGAACATCAAAAGGAAATGATGAAAAAGCTTCAGGAAGGACTTAAAAAGCCTGCAAGGGTTGATTATATCAAGGCTAATACGATAGCAAATAAGGCTGTATCACTGAAGCATGGATATCCAAAGATGGTAAAGAAAGCGGATATGGCTCCGGAGATGTTAAAGGATAGAGAGCCGATACTTGTGGATACAGTGGAGTTGATGACGGTCAAAGACAAGTACGGCTTAGATGTATCAGTAAGCGATACGATTTATAAGAAAAGTGAAGAAAAGGTAGGGTAGGAGAGAACATGGAATTAAAAGATATTAACACTTGTGAGTTGGTAGAAGAACTCAAAAAGAGGGAAGGTGTAGAAGTTAAAATTGCAGAACCGCATAAAGATATGTCGGTATCGGTAAACGGTCCTGCTGTTGTTTTGGTAGTCGTTGATTAACCTATTTTGCTGTATGGGTAGTGCCCTTTTACATAGGTGGCTAAATAGCTACCTTTAGAAGATGCATTCACGAGTTCGTTATAAACATATTCAGGAACACCGGAATAGCTGTACAAGGAGCCATTTTTAAAGCGTACATATAAAGTGCCTTTTTCATACCCTACGGCGTCTAGGTTTGAGGATGATACAGAAATCATATTCATTAACTAGTCCCTCCTTTCTAAGTACTCGGCTTGGCAGAGCCTGTAAGTAGATTGTAGGAGAGATTAGAGGGAAAGTAAATAGGAGGATATATAAACATGAATGAAAAAGAAAGTAGCAAAGAAGCCTTAGAAAAGATACTGCTTAGATACATTGAGCGTTTAACTAAAGAGGGAACAGCCGAACAAGTTTCAATAGTGGCACATGAGTTGGTAGAACTTATAAATTGCGAAGATAAAGGTTTAGACAAATTTTCGAATGAAGAGCTGATTAGAGAACTTAAGCAGAGAAAAGGTGCTAGAGATATTGAATTTATACTTTAAGGAGAACAAGAATGAAAACAGAGAATGCGATTAAATATGCAGAAGCCTTGAAAGGGATTTCCTACAGAGATTGGCAGATGTTAAAGGTAGGTATGGACAGGATGTTTCAGGGCAAATTAAAAGAGCTTGAGCCGGAACTCAAACTCTCAGACACTGAACAAGTTGGCAGACTTATTCAGTCACAATTTGGGAGTTATTTATGGGGAGCGTCCCGGTTAAATAGGAGTAAAACATGAAGTATCTAACAAAGGATGGAGGCTCTTTTGATACAGAGCCGTGCATTGAAGAGTTGATAGAGGTAATCAAAAAATATAAAGTGCCTCTTGCGATTTTAAATGCAATGCTTAAGGAAACAGAAAGAGAGATTAAGGATAGGATAATTATCCAGTGATAGAAGAAGACTATGAAAAAAGAAGAGGTGATAAGTCAGCTTAATGACCTTTGGGAACATTGCCACAGCATGATAGATCGCAGGGATGAGAATTGTGTTTGGCGTAAGGATGTAAAGGCATTAGAAGAGGCTATAAGGATTATACAAAATGTCAAAGTGAGGAGTTTTTCAAAGAAGAGAAGAAGACTATGAAAAAAGAAGAAAAGGATTACAAGACACGTAGGGGCTGGACCTTAGAAGAAATAGCAACACTGTCAGAGCTTAAGGCAAACGGCGTTAGAATTGTAGAGATTGCAGAGAGGCTGAATCGTAACAACTCATCTATATTTAAAAAGATTGGAAATATGGGTGCCGATTTGTATGACAGTGATACTTGGAAGAATTATGCATCTCAAGGGTCGCCTTGGAAAAAGACCGAGCTTAGACTTGTCAAAGAAATAATGAAAAATGGAGGATTCAAAGAAGCGGCACTTAGAGTTCCTCATAGTCCGGGGTCAATACAGACAAAGCTCTTCCGAATGGGCAAAGATTTCTTTGACGAAAGTACTTGGGATAAGTATGCGATAGATTAGGAGAAAATTATGGAGTATCCAAGAAAAATAATGAAAATGTCAGAGCTTAAAAGTTTAGGTTTTCCACAACCTTTGCTTATGGAAGCTTATAGAGACCCGAAACAGGATTTCGCTACAAAAGTGGATCCATCAAAAACAAATTCAACGATAATATTCGACACAGCTGGTTTTGATAAGTGGATAGCAAAGAGGATAAAAATGCAGACGGCTGAGTTTGCAAGTCAAAGAAGACGACCTGCAAGAGGTGCAGGGTGGAAGATGGTAAGGGATGTGGTGTAAATATGATGACTGAGAACCAGATTGAAGCAATAAAAAGAATTTTTGATAAGTGTATAGAGGTAAACAAAAAAGGAAGAGCAGAAGTGTTTTTTGACTGGCATCCGCACACAAGTCAGGTTGATGTTAGTATACATGTTCCAAACTGGAATATGAACAAAAAGTGTAAGAGCATGAATTTCTACTATGATAATTTAGACATTGAATACGATTACCCGATTATGAATTCGTACAAATTGAATACGATAGAAAAAGAATTGGATAAATACATTTAAGGAGGCAATATGAAACAGGAAGAATTAAAAGAGGCTTTAAAAGAAGATTTCACAAATATGGACCTGAGAGGATGGAGCTTCAAAGGTCAGAACTTATCAGGGGCAAATTTTAGCAATGCAGACCTTGAGGGTGCTTGCTTTATAGATACAGTTCTTGTCAGTACAAATTTTGAGGGCGCAAATTTAAAGAATGCGGACTTCTCATGTGTTAATGCATGGTCAGCAAACTTTAATGAGACGAACTGCAAAGATACTGTATTTTTATCTGCAAACTTGACAGAAGCAAGCTTTGAGGGTGCGGATCTGGACTGCGCGTCATTCGCACAGGCAAATTTAACTGAAGCAAACCTTCAGGACACGAACATCATTGCAGCTGAATTTGATAATACAGTGGGCGTTTTTCCTGTGTGTCCGACACATGACAGCTTTATAGGATGGACTATTGGAGAAGATGAAGAAGGAAATGAGTGCTTGGTTGAAGTATCTATTCCTACATGGGCTCAGAGAAGTTCGGGAACAACAAGAAAATGTAGAGCGGAAATACTGTATATAGAATCTATAGAAAGATTGAAAGATGGCTATGATCCGATTGAGGTTACTTTAAAAAACAGAAATTACATCTTAACTGAGAATGATGTTGTGCGAGATAACGACTACGAAGTAGACCGATTCAAGGTAAGCTCTACAGATTTGTACTTCTGGATATCAAAAGAAGAGGCACTGGCGCATGCGAGGAAGCACATATGACAGTAGAGCATAATAAGAGATGGACTGAAAGGAAGAAGAATATGTCTAAGGTAGCAGAAGAAAAAGTAATTGTGCCGGATGTGTGGTCCGGTAAAAGAATTGAAAGAAGAATAGAGACCCTTGAGGGCAGGCACAGTAAGCAGGCAGAGGCTTTAAAGGAAAGAATTAAGGAGCTTGAGTACACTCTTGACGGCATTGAGAGGGCATTCTGGTGTGGACTGATAGGGCTTATATTACTTGATTTGGCTATATTAGTGATAGCAATTTTTTAATAGAAAAGGAGATAGATATGATTAACTTAACATTTGAAACATTTGATGAGATGGTAGCTTTTGCAGGACAGATACTTGGTACTCAAACGGAGAAAGCGGTAGCTGTGCCGGTAGTACAGAATACTGCAACAGGTACAGCGGTAGCGCCAACTGAGCCGATACCTACAGCACCGGTAGTACAACAACCTACAGCACCAGTAACACCGCAGGCACCAGTAACACCGCAGGCACCAGTAACACCGCAGGCACCAGTACAAATGCCTACCTACTCTATTGATCAGATAGCAGTCGGGGCAATTCAACTTAAAGACGCAGGAAGATTAGGGGAGTTTCAGCAACTTTTAGCAAGATTTGGAGTAGCAGCGCTTACTCAGTTACAGCCGGCACAGCTTCCTGAGATTGCTGCCGAGCTGCAAAAGATGGGGGTAAAGCTTTAATGGTCAAACATGCAGTTTTAAGCGCATCGGGGGCGCACAGGTGGCTGGAGTGCACCCCCAGCGCAAGGCTTGAAGAGAATTTCGAAGACAGACCGTCAGAGAGTGCAAAGGAGGGGACGCTTGCACATGCAATAGCCGAAGCGAAAGTAAGAAATATGCTTATAGATCCGTTGCCTAAAAGGTCTTTTAGCAAGATACTTAAAGACTTCGCAAAGCACGAACTTTATAAAAAAGAAATGGATACCCTTACTGATGAATATGTGGAGTACATAAGAGAGATAATGCTTTCATACGCACAAAAGCCGTATATCGCTGTTGAGGTTAAACTTAATCTTGATAGGTATATACCAAACGGTTTCGGCACAGCGGATTGTGTAATTATAGCAGGAAATGACTTGCACATTGTAGACCTTAAATACGGAAAAAGCACAGCAGTAAGGGCGGAAGATAATCCACAGTTAAAGTTGTACGCGCTTGGGGCTGTGGGAGAATATGAGTTATTTTATGATATTCAAACCGTGCATATGCATATCTTTCAACCAAGGAATTCCGAAGGTGGCGGAACTTGCAGTCTTAGCGAGCAGGATTTAAAGGCTTGGGCGGAAAGTATAAAACCCGACGTGGAAATGGCGTATATGGGTGCAGGAGAGCAGAAAACGGGCGCATGGTGCGGTTTTTGCAAGGCAAGACCTATATGTCAAAAACACGCAGATAAATGCGGAGAGCTTGCGGCACTGGAATTTAAAAAGCCGGAGCTTCTTACACTTGAAGAGGTGGGTGCTATCCTGCAGCAGGCAAGAGATGTAGCAAGTTGGGTAAAAGTTTTAGATGAATGGGCTTTAGCGGAAGCATTAAAAGGCACCGACATACCCGGCTGGAAAGCGGTAGCAGGCAGAAAGACAAGAAGTTGGTCAGATATGGATGAAGCGTTTAAGAAGCTTACTGACAGCGGCATAGATGAGGCTGTTTTGTGGAAAAAAACTCCGCTTACATTAGCGCAAGTAGAGGATGAGATAGGTAAGAAGGATTTCGCCACCTTAGTGGGCGATATGGTGACAACAAGTACAGGTAAGCCGGCGCTTGTACCCGAAAGCGATAAAAGGCCAGCATTAAAGATTAAAGCAGCAGATGAATTCAAGGAGGAATCAACAAATGAGTAAAGTAATAACAGGAAAAGTAAGATTTAGTTATGTGGCACTTTTAAACCCAAGAAACGACTTAAACGGAAACAGTAAATACAGCGTAACAGCTTTATTACCTAAGTCAGATATTCAAACAAAACAAGCTATTGACACGGCTATAGCGCAGGCTATAGAGGAAGGCAGAAATGGGAAGTGGAACGGAGTAGTTCCTCCTGTAGTACCTAACCCAATCCACGATGGCGACGGGGTAAAAGATAGCGGTGAGCCTTATGGCGATGAGTGCAAAGGGTGTTGGGTATTTACAGCATCAACAAATGCAGATCCGACAAGGCCTAGACCTGAGATAGTAGGCCCGGACTTACAGCCGATAATGAGCGCAACAGAAGTTTATTCAGGAATGTATGGCAGACTTTCAGTAAATTTCGCTCCATACTTTAGCGCAGGAAAAAGAGGAATAGGATGCTATCTTAACAATGTTCAAAAGCTTGAAGATGGAGAGCCTTTGGCAGGAACTAAAGCATCAGCATCTGAAGATTTTGGAACTTCACAAGTACCGCAAGCTCAAAACCAAACTTATGTACCTCAGGGTCAGGCGGCTTATGGGGTAGTAGGGGCACAACCGCAGTATGGGCAACCTGTGCAACCGCAGTATGGGCAACCAACACAGATTGACCCTATAACCGGGCAACCCATAGTACAGGGCGGAGTTATGGGCCTATGATTAGGCTGTCAATAGATTTAGAAACTTACAGCAGTGTTGATATTAAAAAGGCGGGGGCGTACGCATATGTGCGCTCCCCTGATTTTGAAATAATGCTTGCTGCATACAGCTTGGATGGGGGTCCCGTACAGATACTCGATTTTACAGAGCCTGACTTTAAAGTCGGTATGGACTTACTTTACAGTCTGATAACATCGGAGAACATAGAAAAATGCGCGTATAATGCAACATTTGAGTGGCTTTGCTTATCAAAATATTACGGGCATGACTTACCGCTAAACGGGTGGGCATGTACAATGCACCACGGATTGTATTTAGGCTATCCCGGAGGTTTAGCGGCCATAGGAGAGGCTATAGGGCTACCGCAAGATAAAAGAAAAATGGGTGTAGGTTTAAGCCTTATACGCAAGTTCTGCGTACCACATAAGCCGTCAAAGAAGGACCCAAGAGTAAGAATACTTCCACAGCACGAACCTGAAAAATGGCAACTGTTTAGAGAGTATTGTAAGCAGGATGTAGTGACTGAAATGTCTATAAAATATATCTTAGATAGACACCCTGTACCGGATGATGAAATGGAATTGTGGCGACTGGATTTAATGATAAACAATACCGGTGTGGCCGTAGATGAAAAGCTCATTGAAGGGGCTTTGTATTGTTCACAGGCTATTACAGAGAGCCTTATGGAAGAAGCAAAAGAGATTACAGGGCTCAGTAACCCTAAATCAGTACAGCAATTATCTAAATGGCTTGAAGAAGAGACAGGCGAAGAGGTGGACAATCTCAGAAAAGAAACGGTTTCAGGTATGATAAAAGACCTTAACAATGATACAGCTGTAAGGATGCTTGAGATAAGGCAGGAACTGTCAAAGACTTCTGTAAAGAAGTATGATGCTATGAAAAACGCTCTTTGTGATGACGGAAGAATAAGAGGACTTTTGCAGTTTTACGGAGGAAACCGTACAGGTAGATGGGCAGGCAGACTTGTACAAGTGCAGAACTTGCCAAGAAATCATATGGGCATGATAGAGCTCGCAAGAGACCTTGTAAAGGCAAAGGACTTAGACAGCTTAAAAATGATATTCGGAAATGTTCCTGACACTTTATCTCAACTTATAAGAACTACTTTTATTCCTGCGCAGGGCAATAAATTTATCGTTGCAGACTTCTCTGCTATAGAGGCAAGGGTAATCGCTTGGCTATCAGGAGAGAGTTGGAGACAAGAAGTATTTGCTACACACGGTAAAATTTACGAAGCTTCAGCATCTGCCATGTTTGGGGTGCCTATAGACAGGATTAAAAAAGGAAATCATGAATACGAACTCAGGCAAAAAGGAAAGATTGCGGAGCTTGCTCTAGGATATCAAGGACACATTGGGGCTTTAAAGGCTATGGGGGCTGACAAGATGGGGCTTAGCGATGACGAACTGTTTGATATTGTTGCAAGATGGAGAGGATCCAACAAGAGGATAGTAGAGCTTTGGTATAGATGTGAGAATGCAGTTCTTACAGCGGTCCGTACAGGTATGGCTCAAAATGTAAACGGTTGTACTTTCAGAAAAGCAGATAATTTTATGATAATCACACTGCCCTCAGGTAGAGAATTATTCTATATAAATCCCACGCTAAAAATCAATGAAAAATGCAAAGAGCAAATGTTTTACATGGGAGTTGAGCAAGGCACTAAGAAATGGGGAGAGATAGGAACATACGGCGGAAAGATAGTCGAGAACATAGTGCAAGCGATAGCAAGAGATTGTTTGGCGCTAAGTATGAAAAAGACTGCATCTAAAGGGTTTAAGGTGGTAATGCATATACATGATGAAATGGTCATTGACAGCCCTAAAGACAGAGAACTCAAAGAGCTTACGGATATAATGGCTGAGCCCGTACCATGGGCACAAGGGCTGATACTGCGTGGTGACGGTTTTGAATCAATGTTTTATAAGAAGGACTAAACTATGACGGATAAAAAGCTGACTATTTCCATTGCTGCCAGTCGCTTCTCTACCAAATGGCAGAGACAGTCAATATGGTGGTCGGAATTTATAAAAAAATTAGAAAATCCTGTAAGGTCGCCTGAGACACTGGAACACTTCTTAAGCCTTCCTAAATCAAAGCAGGATGAACTTAAGGATGTAGGCGGTTATGTGGGAGGCGCTCTCATAGACGGCCGTAGAGGTGCAAGAAGCGTAGAGAGCAGGGATTTAGTTACGCTTGACCTTGACAATATTCCAAGCGGAATGACAGAGGAGGTTTTAAAGAAAATATCCCTGCTTGGCTGTGCCCTTTTGGTACACAGTACAAGAAAGCATGAACCTGCAAGACCGAGACTCAGAGTAATTATTCCGCTTGCAAACACTGTAACAGCTGAAGAGTATGAGCCGATAGCAAGAAAAGTTGCAGAGCTTATCGGTATAGAATGGGCAGACCCAACAACATTCCAAGCTTCAAGGCTTATGTACAACGCAAGTTGCAGTAGTGACAGCATATATGTTTTCAAGGTTCTTGACGGTGGATTCTTAGACCCTAAGGGCGTGTTGGCAATGTACAAAGACTGGCACAATCACTTAGAATGGCCACTTGTGCCGAATGAGGCTCAAAAGTATACGCATTTGGCCGACAAGCAACAGGATCCCAGAGAGAAGAGCGGAATAATAGGCGCTTTTTGTAGAACTTACGACATTTATAGAGCAATGGACGAACTTATTCCGGGGGCTTACTTAAGCACAGAACACGAGGACAGATATACCTACTCAGGTGGTTCAACGGCAGGAGGTGCAATTGTATATAACGGGCTGTGGCTGTATTCGCACCATGCTACAGACCCTGCAAGCGGAAGACTGTGCAATGCTTGGGACCTTGTAAGACTTCATAAGTTCAGTGACTTGGATACAGATACAAAGCCGGATACACCGACGAATAAATTACCTTCATATTTGGCAATGGCGGAGCTTGTAAGGGGCATTAAAGAAGTATCTGTGCTTTTAACTAAGGAGAGATACGAGGAAGCAAGTGGAGAATTTAAGACCGATGTAACGGACGATAATAGCGATTGGATGTCAGGTCTTAAAATCAACAGCAACGGGGCGGTAGAAAAGACAATAGGCAATATAAGCTTAATACTTGATAACGATCCGCTCCTAAAAGATAAAATAGCACTTGATGAATTCGCATGTAGAGGCGTTGCACTTGGGGCGCTTCCCTGGAATGGGGAAGAAGAAAAAAGACAGTGGAGTGACACAGACGATGCGGGCCTTAGATGGTATCTGGAAAGTGTTTACGGAATCACGGGCAAAGATAAGATATACGATGCAACAGCTTTGTGTGCCCACAAGCACGCGTTTAACAGCGTTAGAGACTATTTAACAGGGCTTAGTTGGGATGGAGTGCAAAGGCTTGAAAATTTATTTATAGACTATTTCGGAGCTGAAAACAGCCTTTATATAAAAGCAGTTACAAGAAAATCTTTCGTTGCAGCAGTTACAAGGGTAATGCAGCCGGGTGTAAAGTTTGACAATATGGTAATTGTATCGGGGGCACAGGGTATAGGTAAAAGTACATTCTTTGCGATACTGGGCGGTGAGTGGTTTTCCGATAGTCTTATGACTTTTGAAGGTAAGGAAGCAGCGGAGCTTATACAAGGTAGGTGGATAGTAGAAGTCGGGGAGCTTAGTGGTATGTCTAAGTCAGAGACTAATACGGTAAAGCAATTTCTTTCAAAGACCGATGATATATACAGAGAAGCATACGGAAGAAGAACAGCGCAATTTCCCAGAAAGTGCGTATTCTTTGGAACTACGAACGATAGCGAGTATTTAAGGGACCCGACGGGGAGCCGTAGGTTTTGGCCTGTGGATGCGGACCCACTTAAGACCACAAAATCTGTTTTTAATGACCTGCCAAAAGAAAGGGATCAGATATGGGCGGAAGCATACTTTTATTGGCAATTAGGCGAGAAGTTACACCTTCCAAAAGATATAGAAGCAATGGCCAGACTTGTGCAGGAAGAACACAGGGAGGTTTCAATCAAAACAGGAATGGTAAGAAACTTTGTGGAAAAAGAAGTACCGGAAGGATGGAATACTTACAGCTTGGAACAAAGAAGAGCTTACTGGTCCTTTGAGTACAAGACATACAAGGGCAATACCGTAAAGAGAGATAGAATCTGTGCAGCGGAGATTTGGACAGAGTGTTTTGGCAAAGACGCAAGCACAGCAAGAAGGCAAGATACAATAGAAATAAATAATATTTTGAGTAGCCTAGACGGGTTTGAATATAACGCCAAAGTTATGAAATTCGGATGCCACGGAGACCAAAGAGGATACAAAAATGTTGGATTTTAGGGGGCAACATTCAGGGGCAACATTAGGGCGCAAAGGCAACATCCTAAAATTTTATAGGGGCAACATTGACAACTAGAATGTTGCCCCAATGTTGCCCCCTAAAGCCTTGATTTATAAGGGTTTGTAGTATAAGGGCAACAGCAACATTAAGTATATAACTATATAAAATAGAGAAAATAGAGCGTGTATTTCGCGTCTAATCCGCCTATACGCGTATATATATAGGGAAAAGCGTCAAAGTTGCCCCAAAGGAGAAAAAATGAGAGAACGAGAGATTGAAGAATATTTAAGGCTTGGAGTGAAAAGACTGGGGGGCACGGCTTTTAAGTTTACATCTCCGGGCAATGCGGGGGTACCTGATAGGCTTGTAGTAATGCCCGGAAACAGAATTTACTTTGTAGAGCTTAAAAGACCCGGAGGAAAAACAAGCCAACTGCAGGATAGGCAGATAGGCAGGTTTAGGGATTTGGGTTGCAAGGTTTTTGTAATCGACAGCAAAGAGGGAGTAGACAAATTTTTAGATGATATTCAAAGCACATAATTATCAAAGATATTGCATTGAAAGAATAATATCGCAAAAAGAAATCGGGCTGTTTCTTGATATGGGACTTGGAAAAACGGTGATAACTTTAACCGCCCTTAATGATTTACTTTACAACCGCTTTGAGATTTCAAAAGCCTTAGTCATTGCGCCAAAAAAGGTTGCAGAAGGAACTTGGGCACTTGAAGCGGATAAGTGGGACCACTTAAAGCATTTAAGAATAAGCACCTGCCTTGGTAGTAGCGCAAAGAGAATTAGAGCACTTTGTACACCTGCAGATATTTATGTTATCAATCGCGAGAATGTGTCTTGGCTTGTGGATTATTACAAAAACGATTGGCCTTTTGATACGGTAGTTATTGATGAGCTTTCAAGTTTTAAAAGCAGAGAAGCAAAGAGGTTTAAAGACTTGAAGGCCATAAGGTCCAGAATAGCTAGAATTATAGGCCTTACAGGAACACCGGCTCCCAATGGCCTAATGGATCTGTGGGCGCAAGTGTATCTGCTTGATAAAGGGCAAAGGCTTTATAAGTCTATTACACAGTACCGTAATAGGTATTTTGACAGCTACACGGCGGATGCATCAGGTAGACAAAACTATACGCCCAAAGATGGAGCCAAAGAGCTTATATCAAAAGAGCTGTCAGACCTTTGTATATCAATGCAGGCAAGCGATTATTTAGAGCTTCCTGACCTTGTTATAAATCCAATGTATGTGGTTTTAGACGCCAAGGCCGATAAAGCTTATAGAGAATTTGAAACAGAGTACATATTGCAGATTCCTGACGGCGAGATATCCGCTACAAACGGCGCTGCACTTTCAAATAAGCTTCTACAGCTTTGCAATGGGGCAGTGTATGACGAGGATAGAGGAGTGCACCATATACACGATTGCAAGATGGACGCATTAAAAGAGATTGCAGAGTCTTTAAAAGGCCATAATATCTTATTGTTTTACAGCTTCCAACACGACAAAGAGCGAATCATGGAGGAGTTCCCACAGTGCAGAGAGCTAAAGACCGTACAGGACCAAAAAGATTGGAACGACGGCAAAATAGAAATACTTTTAGCACATCCGGCAAGTGCAGCCTACGGGCTTAATTTACAGGACGGTGGTAACCACATGATATGGTTCGGCCTTAACTGGTCCTTGGAGCTGTACCAACAGGCACTTAAAAGACTTCACAGACAAGGGCAGAAGCAAAAAGTTATAGTTCACCAATTACTTGTAAAGGGTAAGCGCGACGAGGACGTGGCCAAAGCGCTTGAGGGAAAGAGCGATACGCAACAAGCCTTGCTTGACAGCCTAAAGGCAAGAATACAAGAAGTAAAAGAGAGGATTAAAAAATGATAGATTTTGGAAAAGTACAGGCAGACGCGGTAAAAAATGTCTGTAAGTCAAAAATTACAGGTAAAGCGGCAGACTATAGAATTTATAGCGCTATCACGATAGGCGGAAACACGTATATACCGCTTGTGTACAAAGGGATATCAATATACCTGATACCGGAGAAATACAGCTTGCTAAATCCTGCATTTGCTGAAGTCGGTAATCCGATGGTGGAGAAGATATTTAAAAGTGCAGAAGATGCAGAGCAGATTACGGATACAAAGATGATAAAGCTTCTACCGGACGGAAGACAATTAAAAGAATTTAAAACGCCTATGGGTAAATCAGTTTTTGTAGACGAAAAACTCATAAAGCCTTTTGGTAATCAGGGCATAAGGTACTACGCAAATGAAAACAGCGACATTGTTTACATAAAAGAGATTGAGGAGCTTTTAGGATTAGCATTTGCCACACGTGTGAAGGAGTAAGGGTATGAACGAAGTTAGATACATCAGGTGCAAAGACTCTGACGACTTAATAGAGCTGGCGCACGAGTACGAAACTGAAGGATATGATACAGATTTTTGTTACGAGAAAGACGGAGTTAAAGGATTTTGGCTGGAAATAAAGGAGAGAATACAATGACAAGAAAAGAGATTTTAGCAGAAGCAGAGAAGTGCGTATGCAATGATAGAAATTTACAGTACGGAGAACCGGAAGATAACTTCAACACTATAGCAAAGTTCTGGAGTGCTTTCTTAGATACAGAGATAGCAGCATGGCAGGTGGCCGCAATGATGATGCTTATGAAGAATGCGAGAATAAAGTCAAGCAAGGGAAGGGATAAGGACAGTTGGGTTGATGTTGCAGGATATTCTGCTTGCGGATGTGAGCTTGGACTAAAAGAAGATAATTAAAATCAATTCTAAGGTGGATAGAATGACGCACGCGGCACTTTAAAGGTATTGGACTAATTTCTATACCTAAATGAATTAAAACGCTGTGTGGAGCAAAATAAGAGGAGTAGGGAAGATGTATGACATAAAAGATTTTTACGTGGAACGGACAGTAGTAATGGTTCGACGAGGATATGATAACGATATTCATAAGAGGGAGCTGGATAATTTTAAAGAAGTCGTAGTTATACGGAAAGGGAGTAGATATGTAACCGCAGATAGTAATACACCCTTTATATTTGATGTTCGTAATGACTTCAAAATAGATAACGGAAGAGGGAAAATTGCTTATGGACTTTATTTATGCAAGCAGGATTATTTTGATGAACTGGAGAAAGACGATTTATGGAAGGAGATTAAAAGATTTTTTAATACTTATGATGGAAAGGTACACTATAGTATTCCGCTTAAGGATTTAAGAGAAATAGCTAAAATTATTGGAGTAGATGGACTGATAGGGGGGAGGTAGAAATGATTGAGGGTTTAGCAAGACAAGTTTTAAGGCACTACGGCGTAATACATCAAAAATCAAAGACAATCGAAGAGCTTGCAGAGCTTATAGTAGCATTGCAAAAAGACCTACTTGAGGGTAAAGAAAAACACTCAAGGGCGGTGCTTGAAGAGATAGCAGATGTTAAAATTATGCTGATGCAGATGCTTTGTGATGAAGACGACGAGGAGTTTGTCGAGAAAATAATGCGACAAAAGTTAGAGAGACAACTAAAAAGGATTGAGGTGAGTGAGTGACGGCAAAAGAGTATTTAAGTCAACTTCTAAATCTTGAAAGGCTTATTGAAGCAAAGCGATTAGAGTGTGAAAGGCTTGACACAATGTCAAAAAAAGTGAGTAGTACTTTGAGTGAGTGCAAAGTTGAGGCAAGTCATGACAATGACAAAAATGCTGTTATTATCATACACATGATAGATTTAAAAAAAGACATTAGCGAGCAGATGAAAGTATATGCGGAGTTACAAACAAAGATAAGCAAAGAAATAGATGCCGTAGAAGATATAAGATACAGAAGTTTACTAATTATGCGATACATAAACGGGCTGAAATTCGGTGATATAGCGGACAAGATGAATTACGGCACAAGATGGGTTCTGATACTTCACAGAGAGGCTTTGAAGGAATTTGACAGACTACACGGCGAAAGATATTGCGCCTGATTTTAAAACAAGTCATATAAATTCACTTATTGACAGTGTTATACTGTATACGTGAAAAGTTTAAAGCAAGTATACTTTTTCATAATCCTCCTTTAATGTATGGTATCGGGGCAGGCTTTTATTGATGTTTCCCTGCCCCAAAAGTTAAAGGATAGTCTACTAAATATTTTTCTTCCTGAGAGACAGCTTAACGGCTGTCTTTTTTGATTCAAAATTTTAGAAAGGAGGTAGTCTGAATGACTGAAAAACAAAAAAGATTTTGTGATGAGTATATAATTGACCTGAATGCCACTCAGGCTGCCATTCGAGCCGGTTATTCTCCGCACACAGCAAAAGATATAGCTTCACAAAACTTAGCAAAACTCAACATTTTAGCAGAAATCAACAAGAAGTTGGCAGAGAGATCCAAGCGCACAGGTGTGAATCAAGACAGGGTAGTTCGTGAGCTGGCAAAAATTGCATTTGTAAACGCCGCAGATGTAATTGACGACAGAGATGCAACAGTTAAGCCAACGGCAACCGATGATGACCGTGCCTGTATCCAATCCGTAAAGGTTAAAATCATGGATGGTGATAAGGGAAGCGTGGAAGAGAGAGAAATAAAGCTGGCAGACAAAGTGAGAGCATTGGAGCTTTTAGGTAAGCATTTGGGTATGTTTAAAGACAAGTTGGATCTTACTGCCAATGTGCCGGTAATCATCTCAGGGAGTGATGAACTTGAAGACTGATGCTGTTAAGATTCAACTGCCCGAGGTGGTAGGCAAAGGATATGGTACCTATTGGCGGTATAAAGGCAGATATAGAGTCTGCAAGGGTAGTCGTGCCAGTAAGAAGTCCAAGACAACGGCACTATGGTACATATGGGCAATTATGAAGTATCCACAGGCTAACCTGCTTGTGGTTCGAAAGGTATTCAGAACTTTAAAGGATAGTTGCTTTACGGAGCTTAAATGGGCGATAAGGCGGCTAAAGGTTGCAAACCATTGGGAAGAGAAAGAATCACCGCTTGAGATGACTTACATACCGACAGGGCAAAAGATTTATTTCAGGGGCCTTGATGATCCGCTTAAGATTACATCAATTACGGTAGAGCAAGGATACCTTTGTTGGATGTGGCTTGAAGAGGCATATGAAATATCAAATGAAAACGACTTCAATATGCTTGATGAGTCTATAAGAGGTGCTATACCCGAAGACGTAAAACTGTTTAAGCAGATAACAATAACACTGAATCCTTGGAATGAGCATCACTGGATAAAGAAAAGGTTCTTTGATACTCCTGATGATGAAGTTCTAGCAATGACTACAAATTATCTTTGCAATGAATGGCTTGATAAGGCCGATCTGAAGGTATTTGAGTCAATGAAAAAGAACAACCCACGAAGGTATCAGGTTGCAGGTCTTGGAGAGTGGGGCATAGTAGACGGTCTTGTATATGAAAACTGGGAAGAGAAAGCCTTTGATATAAACGAGATAAAAAAGATACCGAGTGTTCAGTCAGCGTTCGGACTTGACTTCGGATATACAAACGACCCAAGTGCCTTGTTCTGTGGCCTTGTAGACACAAAAAGCAAGACAATATGGGTATTTGATGAGATGTATAAGAAGGGCATGAGCAATGAGGCGATAGCGGATGAGGTTATAAAAATGGGGTATGCCAAAGAGCGTATAAGAGCCGACAGTGCGGAGAAAAAGAGTATTGACAGGCTTTATACTTTAGGCCTATCGCATATAACTGCTGCAAGGAAGGGACCTGACAGTATAGTTCACGGTATCGACTTTATACAGGACTACCACATAATAATTCATCCAAGGTGTGTGAATTTCATTACAGAGATATCCAACTACACATGGGCAAAAGACAGTAAGACAGGCAATATGATAAATAAGCCTATTGATGATTTCAACCACCTTATGGATGCTATGAGATACGCCCTTGAGAATATTTCGATGGGTTCTGTATACAGTTTTGATTAAGGAGTGAAGATGTGGATTTCATAAAAAGAATAATTTTGGCAATCAGCCAATTTTTTAATAAAAAAAGTATAGCAGGCATAACCGGGATAAGTATTCTAAAGAATGAGATACTTATATGGAGGTCTTCACCTGATAGGGTAATGCAGCTAAAAGGTGCAATGTACTATGAAGGAGTCCAAGACATATTGAAAAGAAAAAGGACGGTGATAGGTGAAGGTGGTGAGCTACAAGAGGTTAATAATCTTCCAAACAATAGAATTATAGATAACCAGTATGCTAAGCTTGTTAACCAAAAAGCTAATTACCTACTTGGACAGCCGTTTGTAGTAAGCTCAGACAATAAAGACTATCTGGAGTGTTTAAAACAGGTGTTTAACAAAAAGTTTATGAGAAATATAAAGACAGCAGGAAAATATATGTTAAACACTGGTATAGCATGGATTTATCCACACTACGATGGTAATGGACAACTAAGCTTTAAGGTTTTTCCGGGATATGAAATTTTGCCTTTTTGGGAAGATGATGAAAAGACTAAAGTAAAGTTGGCTGTAAGATTATACAAAACGGATGAATACGCATACAATGGCACTAAAACCGAAGTGGAAAGAGTTGAGGTATATGCCCCGGATGGTGTGTACAGATTTATTTTAAACGGTGAAGCTATAAGGGGCGACGATATTATTCCGTATAGTGCTTATGTAAACACCGAAAATGAAAACTATAATTGGGGTAGGATACCTTTAGTGCCGATGAAATATCATGATGGCACGCCCCTACTAAAGAAAGTTAAATCCCTCCAAGATGGCATCAATATAATGCTCTCGGACTTTGAAAACAACATGCAGGAAGATGCAAGGAATACTATTCTTGTCATTAAGAATTATGATGGGCAGGATTTAGGAGAATTTAGGCAAAAGCTTGCACTGTACGGAGCTGTTAAGGTTAGAAGCAATGACTCCGAGAAAGGCGGTGTTGATACACTCGAAGTTAAAGTAAATGTTGACAATTACAAAGCTATTATTGAGATATTTAAAAAAGCCTTGATAGAAAACGGCATGGGCTATGATGCCAAAGATGACAGAATGTCGGGTAATCCGAACCAGATGAATATACAGAGCATGTACAGCGATATTGACTTAGATGCAAATGATATGGAGACTGAGATACAAGCGACATTTGAGTATTTGCTTTGGTTTGTGAAGGCGCACTTATCCAATATGGGATTAGGCGACTTTGAAGATGAAGAGGCTACTATCACATTTAACAGAGATATCTTGATAAATGAGACAGAGGCAATAGAGAGTTGTGTTAAGTCGGTAGGTATCCTATCAGATGAGACTATTATAGAGCAGCATCCTTGGGTAGATGATGTTCAGAAGGAACTTGAGCGTATAAAGAGGCAAAAAGAAGAGCAGGTAAAAGAGCAGTATGGTGCCTTTAATGATACCAACTTGGGGGATGGTGATGATATGTGAAGAACTCAGACTACTGGATAAACAGATTCGGTCAGCTTGAAAGCACTACAAATAAAGATGCTATGGAGGCATACAGGGATGTTGAGGAAATATACCAAAAGGCACAGACAGAGCTTGAAGACAAAATAAATACTTGGTATCAAAGATTTGCAACTAACAATCAAATATCCATGGCAGAGGCCAGAAAGCTATTAACTACAGGAGAGATGAAAGAACTTAAGTGGTCGGTAGAAGAGTATATAAAGCACGGTAAAGAAAATTCTATCAGCGGTCAGTGGGCAAAGGAGCTTGAGAATGCATCGGCAAGGTTTCATGTATCCAGGTTGGAGGCATTAAAGCTTCAGACACAGCAGAGCATTGAGGCGCTGTATGGTAATCAATTAGATATCGTGGACAGCGCAATGAGAAAAGCATATTCACAGAGGTACTATAGGACGGCTTTTGAGTTTCAGAAAGGTTTTGGAGTAGGGTTTGCGGTAGACAGGCTTGATGAAAATACACTTAGTAACATAATCAATAAGCCTTGGGCGGTTGACGGCTATAATTTTTCTAAGAGGATATGGACTAACAAAGAAAAGTTGATAGGTGAGCTTCACAGCTCTTTAACAAGAAATATAATTACCGGAGCAGACCCGGCTAAGGCTATAAAAGAGATAAAGTCTAAGATGGGTGTATCAAGCAACGCGGCAGGCAGGCTTATAATGACAGAGTCTGCTTATTTTGGTTCCGTGGCTCAAAAAGATATGCTTAATAATCTTGATGTTGAAAAATATGAGATTGTGGCCACATTGGACAGCAAGACATCTGAGATATGCAGAAGCCTTGACGGCAAAGTATTTGATATGAAGGACTATCAGGCAGGTGTTACAGCCCCTCCATTCCACCCATACTGTAGAACTACTACAGCACCGTATTTTGACGATTGGGAGGAGCTGGGAGTTGATAGAGAACGAATTGCGAGGAATGATAAGGGTAAGAACTATTTTGTTGATGGGAATATGACTTATAAGGAGTGGGAGAAGAAATTTGTAAACAACAATGATAAGATTGAGCCAACGAAACAGATTGAAGCCCAACTATTGAATGAGGTACCGCAAAGTGCTAAAATAAATGACAAAGTGATGACCGGACTGTCTAATGTTTCTCAAATTAAATCAAACAATGATATTAAACAGTTTGCTGAGAAACTGATAGATAATCTAGGCATAGACAGAAGTAATATTCCCGTAAGAATAAAGGCTATACCTGATAATGGACATTGCCGGGTGGGGAACAGGACTACGAGAAACAAGATATATTTTGATGAGTATGTGCTAAATGCAAATGATGCTCGCTCCATAAACTATAGAATTAAAACGGCTTTCCATGAATCCTTCCATTTATCTGCTAACGGACTTGAATGGGATGGGATGGACTCATCCGGAAATATAGTTGAAAAATGGAGAAGTTTAGAGGAAACATTTACGGAATCATCTGCGCATTATTTAATTGAGGAGTATGGAATTTCAGCTAAGTTATCTCCGTCTTATACACAGGAACTTGTTGAAAATTTGCCAAGACTGAAGCGACTCGCAAAGTACTCATCTTGTAATACGATTCAAGATTTCGGAAAGATTGCATTTGAGGATAGGCAGAATGGAGTTGGTGCAAAGTGGTTGCACCTTCATTCAGATATGAGTAAAGTTGTATTGCCAATAGATTATTATTCTCAATACAATTCATATATAACTCAAAATGAAGACGATTTGCTTGATATGATGTTCGAAAACATGGTGGAATACAAGCAATATAGGCCACTGATAAAGGCTGAATTAAAATCAGCAATAGGAAAAGATTTCTGGACACTTTCGGGTAATCAACAGATAATATATAATAATATTTTGGCATGCGCAATGCAGAAAATGGGGGTACTATGATGGTATATATTCCAAATGGTTGGATAAAAGATAGAAAAAATGAAGATGAAATAAGAACACTTATCTCCGAGAGCCTTGGATGCTTTAAGTTGAAAGATGACTTTCAAAAGGTAGAAGATAGGCTAAAGGAGCTCGGAGAGATAAAGATACTTGAAGAGTTTAAGAAAGGAACATTTGCGGTATAAACAGGCCTTAATTTAATAGAGATAAGTTTTTAAGCACCTTAATAGGGTGCTTTTTTATTGCCGTCTTTTAGCTTTGCAGACGATAAAGAACAAAGAAAAGAAGTGGATTGAACCACGTTAAAAAATGTATGAAAGGATGTATGACAATGAGAAAAGAAGACTTTATAACACTTGGAATGGATGAAGAGTTAGCAGGTAAATGCGAAAAGGCAAGCGCTGAAGAGCTAAAGAATTATGTGCCATATGAGAGATTTAAGGAGCTTGTAGACGAAAAGAACAAGCTCAAGACTGATATTGCCGATAGGGACAAGCAGTTTGAAACATTAAAGAACTCAACAGGCGATGTTGAAGCTATGAAAGAGCAGATTGCTTCGCTACAAGCGGAGAACAAGGCAAAAGATGAAGCTCATGCAACAGAAATCAAGCAGATGAAAATAAATAGTGCTTTGGAGTCTGCGCTAATCAGTTCTAAGGCAAAGAATGTAACAGCGGTCAAGGCACTTATCAAGGATCTTGACAAGGCAGAGCTTCAGGATGACGGAAGCATAAAAGGACTTTACGAGCAGATAAAAGAGCTAAAGAAGTCGGATGGGTATTTGTTCGAGGAGAACACGGTGGCAAAGCCAAGTTTTAAAGGATTCCAGCCGGGAGTTGCAAAGAAAGAGACCGGGTCAGGTCGTGTAGACATGTCAAAAATGTCCTATGAAGAGTTGGCTAACTACATTGAAAACAATCCGGATATAGGGAACTAAGAAAGTAGAGGTAAACAATAATGGCAAAATTTGATGCAAAGAGTTTTAATGACAGAGCATTTGGTGCGTATATGTCCGCGATACCAAATGTAAAGCTTAATAAGTTAAGGGAGTCTATGGCGGTGGTATCCGATCCAAGGCTTGCAGAAGCTTTTAAGAACCAGTCTCAGACAGGTAGTGTTTATGCTATTCTGCCTTATTTTGGCAGATTAGGAGGCAAGGCGCAAAACTATGACGGGCAGACAAACCTAAACCCTGAAAGAACGGCAACTTATGAGCAGGGTGTGTTCGCATATGGAAGAATGATGGGATGGACGGAGGCTGACTTCAGTTATGATGTGACCGGAGGTGTTGACTTTATGGCCAATGTTAGGGCACAGATTATGGATTACTGGAATGAGGTAGATCAGGAGGTTCTACTGTCTATTCTAAAGGGTGTATTCGGCATGAGTGCTACAGGTACGGGAGCTATAAAGACTGCTAACAAGGCTTTTGTAGACGAGCATACACTGGATATTTCAGCATCCACAGAGAATAAAAAGACCGACGAGAGCATGATAATGGGCGTTACAACCCTTAACAGCGCTATTCAGAAGGCTTGTGGAGATAATAAGCAGAAGTTTAGCCTGGTAATTTGCCACTCAAGTGTATCTACGAACCTGGAGAATCTTAAGCTTTTAGCATATCTCAAGTATACAGACAGCGAGGGTGTGGAAAGAGATCTAAGTATGGGTACTTGGAACGGAAGACTTGTGCTTGTGGATGATTCTATGCCTGTAGAGGTAAAGAATGTCGGAGCTACAGGAGGAGATGCGTCTATTTATACCACATATGTGCTTGGAGAGGGTGCAATAGGCTTTGAGGATGTGGGCGCGAAGGTTCCTTACGAGATGGTAAGAGACGGTAAGACTAACGGTGGTGAGGATACTCTTATTTCAAGAAAGAGGAATGCTGTGAGCGTTGCAGGTATCTCATATCTTAAGGCAAATCAGGCGACAAACAGTCCTACTAACGCCGAGCTTGAGAACGGCTTAAACTGGTCACTTGTTCAGAGCGATAATAAGACAATCCCTCATAAGGCTATTCCGATAGCAAGAATTATCTCAAGGGGGTAATATGCTTGAAAGGATAAAAGAGAGATTGCGGTCCATAGGATATGCGGTAAAAGATAGCGATGATATTACTATCAATTTTGCTATGCAAAAGGTTGAAAACACTATAAAGAACGATTGCAATATCTCTGCTATCCCTGATGGGCTTATGCATATTGCAATTGATATGGTCGTTGGCGAGTTTCTTATGTCGAAAAAGACGTTTGCTCCTAACGAACTTTTAAATTTAAATCTGGATTCAGCTATTAAGCAGATACAAGAAGGCGATACAAATATATCTTTTGCAGTAGGCGAAGGAAGCAAGACTGATGAACAAAGGCTTGACAGCTTTATTGACTATCTTTTGAATTACGGCAGAGATGAATTTATCACTTACAGGAGATTCAGATGGTAGATGCATGGAAACAGGCAAGAAAAGCAGTAGAAAGCAGATATAAAGGACTTTGCGACATACTGGAAAAAAGAAAGGTAAAAGATGAGGTTACTAAGGCTACTGTATTGAAAGATATAGTGGTCTTAAGCAATCAACCTTGCAGGTTGTCATACAGTAGCTCCGGCACAGCAAATCAGACTGATACAGTATCAAATATAGAACAGACTATTAAGTTATTTATTGCTCCTGAAATCAAAATTGCTCCAGGATCTAAGCTTAGGATAACACAAAACGGAGTAACTACTGACTATATCTCCAGTGGAGTTCCTGCATTGTATGAAACACACCAAGAAGTATCCTTGGAGCTTGAAAAGGAGAATGCTTAATGGCTAGTTGGGGCAGAGCAGATTTTGAGGCTCTTAGAAACCTTCAGGAAAAGATACAGAGCCTTAAGGATATTGATATGAATGCCTTTTGTACTGCATGCAGCAAGGAGATTGCGGCAAGACTTTTAGCTTTAGTTATAGAGAGGACTCATACAGGCCAGTATCCTTCAGGGAGTGGAAAAGTTGGCGGTACTCTAAAAAGAGGCTGGGGTGCGGTAGCAGATATAAACGTTGTTAAAGAAGGCGATACCTATACGGTAACTATTACAAATCCGGTTGAATATGCTTCCTATGTTGAATTTGGCCATAGAACCAGAAACGGCGGATATGTAGAACCACAACTTATGCTCACTATATCTGAAGAAAAGCTAAAGAATGCAATACCTAAGCTGTTAGAAAGAAAAGTAAAGAAAAAACTTATGGAGGCATTAAGTGGCGGAAATTAACTTATCTTTGGTATTGGATGCTATCACAGTTGTGCTTGATGAATTATCACCCGACTCAAGTATATACATAGATAAAGTTGAACAGGGGTTAAATGACGGTGATTTTTTAGTAAGGCTTATCAATACCGATTATTTAAAAAGAGGAACAGGAGAGCTAAACAGGGTAGTTTCGTCGTTTGATATTATATATTTCCCAAAGAATGGGAATAAAGATTGTATTTGCATGGGTGATAAGCTTTCGGAATTGCTGTCCGTCATCAAGCTCTCAACAGGAGATACAATACGAGCCGTAGAGAAGTCTTTTGAAATTGTAGACAGTATTTTGCATTTTAGAGTTTCATATAACTACAGCACAATTAAGTATCAAAATGTTGATAACATGGGGCGAATATCTTTGAACAGAGGTAATTAAGTTGGGAAAAGAAAAGATTGATTTAAATAAACACACAAAAGAGGCTATTAAAGCATCTTCAAGATACTTGGGACATGGAGATGTACTTGATGTAATCCTTGACGATGATACAGCTTACACAATAGATGAAGTTGACGGCCTTATTGATGAATTTTTGAAAAGGGAGGTGGAATAATGGCATTAGGTGGTGGTATTTGGACAAGGCAGGATAAGGTATTGCCCGGAGCTTATACAGTGTTTTCGAATGCTAAAAAGGCAAATGCCGCTCTTTCAAGTAGAGGTATTGTGGCATTGCCGACAGCTCTTGACTTTGGCGAAGCAGGAAAGGTTTTTGAAGTAAGCAGAGAAGACTTTATGACAAAGTCGAAGGAACTCTTCGGCTACAGAATAGATGATGATCACATGCGTAATCTTAGAGAGGTTTTCTTGCACGCAACTAAGGTACTCGTATATAGGCTTGTATCGGCTGATGCAATGGCCGCAAGTAATACACTTGCTACGGCTAAGTATGTAGGTAAAAGAGGCAATGATATTAAGATAGTAGTAGGTGCAAATGTTGATAAGCCAAGTGCCTTTGATGTTAGTACATATCTTGATAATGTTTTAGTGGATACACAGACTGTCGATAATATGGCAGGGCTAAAGGATAATGCGTATGTAACTTTTAAAAGTTCCGCTACATTATCTGCTACAGCCGGAATGCCGCTTAGCGGGGGTACTGACGGCGGTAATCTTACAGGAGAGATATATACAAAGGCTTTAGAGAGTTTCGAGGCATAT